TCCACATCACTAGGATCGGTGTCAATCGGATCAACAACAATGTCTGTCATCGTGAGCGCCTTTCTGCTGAAGACTCTGACCATTAACGTCGCATCCGTTACTCTGAAAACACGCACATCACTGATTGCATCCTGAATAAACCTCCCACCGTTGAAGGACAAGATTTCAACGCCGCCTGTGAATTCATAACAAGCTTTCTTTGCCATTTCCCCTTGAAAAGCATTCACAAGCGTTTGATATGCGATTAGTCTGTTGGTAACTCCTCCTGACTTGTCTGAGGCCCACACCCCAATATCGTATTCCAGAACGTGTCTGTTTGACTCCACAAATTCAATATCATGCTGCGATGGCCCTGTAACATTCTCCTCAGTGATGTTGTCTCCAAAGCCGATTCGCTCGTTTCGGTTGTCGTTAATGAAAAAGTGAATGATTGTCTTATCTAGCTCAACGTCTTGAGGCATGTCATTGGAATCAGGCCAATCAAACCTCACATCAAAGATTTCAAGACCACCAGGCTGCGACGTGTCATCCAAGATAGACTTGTCGAGAGCATCTTTGACATATGCCTCAAGTGCTCGGTTGGCTGAAATTAGCCAGTTAACAGGATCATACATGACACTCATGCGTTGAAATCCACCGCCCTCGGGTTGCGTGAGAACATTCCAACACCCCTTGGCCTTCCACTACCGCCGACACGCATCGGGCCAAACACCATTTCCCACACCCTCTCGCCTGCTTTTGTTTGATCTGCAAATTTCAAAGTAAGAGTGAGTGCGCGTCTTCGAACAGGCCGAATAACGCGACGAGGAGAAGTATGAATTCCATATTCAATGTACCAAGCTTCACGAGTATCGTTGTAAACGCGATAAACTCCTCTCGCCACTCGTTGAATTTTCCAACCATAGTAATACCGGCTTGTAATCCGCCGAACCGGAATCTTCCAAGCTGCCGCTGGTAACTGCTGTCTTGGATCGAGTGGGCCTAGAGACATGGCCTTGGAATAGTCGCGGTCAGCACGAGCCAGCAATGACACAAGCATATCCATTCCAATAGGGAAGTTTTCACCGACTTGTTCAAGGTCGCTGATATATGCATCGAGTGACGCAAGCGATTTCTCTGTCACTGTGAAAAGACTGAACGCTGGAACCTTCGCCATTACAAATCACCCAACAATCTCAGTCCTGTCTCCCAATGACCTTTTGGGTCGCCTTCCGGCGCTGGAAGGAGGTTTGCATTAACAACTTGAAATTTCCTGCCGTTGTATCCGATCCAATCCTCGGTTGCTAGACCCCACTTGAAAAAATTCAACTCTCTACCTGACCAATAGACGGGGAAGATTCCAAGATGGTCGTCAGCCTGAACTTCACCGAACAACTGCTCGACTTGCTCTGTGGACAGACGTGTTGCTCGCGTAGATTGAATTGGCTGAATGAATGCTTTGACAATGAAATCAACTGTACCTGATGGAAGCATTCCTGATGCATCACAGTCAGGAGCAAGAGGATGTTGAAGATGCCAAACAGGATCACGGAAGCCCTCGGGTGTTCTGCAAGGGCATGGTGTTGAGGCCATATCTCGGTGATAGATCGCATCCGACCCATTGCTCAATATCAACTGCGCGATTCTGTCTGTAGTTGTAGCCATTACTCGATTTCAACAATCAACCTTGAAATATCCGCATCCACAGGAACAGCAAGACCTTGAGCGATTACAGGTGCTGCTAGCTGACCGATTTTTGACTTACCGATGCCAAGAAGCCTTCCAGCTTCATCCATCATCATTTTCAACGAGTTCTCTTGAGCCGTTCCCGTATCTTGCTTCATCGAAATCAAACCAGCAGTGAATGACGAAGCATTTCCACCAGCGGACATTGTTGAAATAGCTGTGCGAACCAACACCAAAAGTGTCATGCCTTCCAACTGCGAGTAGTTTGCCGTCAACGTCACGTTGTACGGGTCGTCCACCTTCATCACAGATTGAATTATCTGCTCAGCGGCCTGAGTAACAACCCGTTCGTCGGCTGTTGGGTTGCGCATCATTGCACGATCCACGATGGTCTGCACCAGTGTAGTCGTGCCTCCCTGAATTGCCTCTGAGTACGGGGTGAATGCCCCACCAGCGTTCTGCCACCTGATCCTGAACCAATCGCTAGGTGATGTTGCGTCCACAGTTGCGAAGCTGATGTAATCAGGTGGAGAACCGATCGCAGTAATTACCTGAATTTCAGCAAACGGCCCTGTATCAGCAGGGGCTTCCTCTACGTGAAGCGAAACCAAGTCGGGTTCGCTAGGTGGAGTGAAATCTAGGCGAATGGGTGTGGCCACTATCGCCCTCCTGTCAGCTTTGGCTTTTCGTGCATTGTCGATGGAATTTCAAACTTTTCTTCTGCTGCTGAAACCAACTTTGACTTTTCAGCTTGAAGAACTCGACGAAGAATGCCTTCATCAATTCCCGCAGCAAGAAGATGAGGCTTTTCAAACCCAGCCGCCAAGAGCGACCTGACAAACGCCTCGATCTTTTCAAAGACCATTGCGAAGTCTGACCCCACAGCAAAGTCAGTACCAAACTTGAAAACAGTAACAGCCAGTAGTCCAGTATCATCACCGATTCCGTTTTCAAGAGCTTCGATGATCGCTGTGATATCCGCTGACTCGATTCCAGAGCCAGAATCATCAACGACGAATGACCTGTCGATTGCTGAAATCTCTGAACCGCTGGCTTGATCGAAACCGGACTTAGCCAAGCTCGTGAAATTGTCAATTCCAATGCCGCTATCTGTTCCCAGCGCTGAAGCTACCAAAGCTGCAATTTCCTGGCCTGCACCACTGTCGAAGCTTGTCACGAACACCTGACCGCCTAGAACGCCTCCTGACGTTGCACCTACGCCCGAATCCGAGCCTTGGAGCGCTACAACGACCAAAGACCCCTCTGACCCTGTACCGCTCTCAGAAGCGCTTACAGAGGCTTGTGCCGATCCAGTGTTAGTACCCGCTCCTGTATCGGTTCCAGCCTCGCTAGCTGCCAATGATCCGTTGTCACTTCCCGAGCCACTATCCGTGCCTGACGCGAGATACACGAGAACGGCGTTTTCAACAGTTGGGCCATTTGTGTCGAACACACCGAATGCGTACTGGTACGTGGCGTTTTCAACTACACTCGCGTTCGCGTCTAGCCCAGCAAGCGCAGCAAGAATGTTTGAAGTGTTCGCGCCTGATCCAGCATCACTTGCCAAGATTGACGCAATTATGGCTGCTGCATCTGAGCCACTAGCTGTATCTGCTCCTGAAATCGGCACAGTGATAGTGGCTGTATCTGTAACCGTTCCGTTTGAGTCGGACACTGCAACCAGGAACGTGATGGTGCCGGTTTCAGAATCAGTTCCCGAGTCCGATCCTGAAATAGCCGACGCAAGAACACCATTTTGACTTCCAGAACCAGCATCCGACCCTGGAACAGAAACGGTCACAACTGCATTTTCAGTTCCTGATCCACTATCCGACCCAGCAATAGGTGTCGAGCTAACAGCGGCAATTTCCCTGAAAAATACCTTGATCGCATCATATGTTGTTGCACTGGTCTTGTTGTCTGCAATTCGTGCCGACAATCTAGTTGGCGATGTGATAACAACAGGCTCAGGGAAGAAGATTTCAACATGATCCTGACTGTAATACCCAACATTCGTGTCATTTCTGAACGAGTATGGAATCTGAAGAATCGTTGTTTCTGACCCTGGATCACCCGTGGCAATTTCAATTACAAGCTCTCGTGTTGTATCCACAGCCAGAGCTTCATCAACCTCGAAACTGATTCCTGTAATTGCAATGTCAAACGACCACGCTGCCAAAGCTTCTGCATATGCGCTAAAGCCCCATGCCGATGCCGGTGTCGAGCACACCACTCCACTCGAAGCATCCGGGCTTGTGAAAACAACGTCAGGTCTAGCGGTTGGAGCTACATAGGTCTTGAAGGCCGCAAAGCAACAGACCGCAATTTCAGCGGCAGACCATGTGCCGTTAGCAGCGTAGGCTCCCGTCGCTGTGACGTGCTGCCATTGCGTGACAAGCTTGTATCCATGCGTCAGGTTTTGCTCGTTTTCCTCTGTCCAACTACCAGCGGGAGTAGACGACCCACCGTTAATCGAACCGCCCGAGTACGCCATTCCAATTAACAGGTCATCGGCTTGAGCCGTTGTTGGCGCTGACCCTGAAGACCATGCCGTGACAAGACCTGTGTTAACTGAAATCGCCTTGTCAAGAACGAATGCTGTAGCAGGCCAACCAACATCCGAATCCCAATAGGTCAGGTGAGAAGCAAGCGTAGCCGAACCTGAGAGCGTAATTGTAATCGTCGCTCCACTCAGACCAGCAGCAGGAACTGTGAGATATGCAATCGCACCTGTTTGGTTGTCGCCTGAATTGCTGTGAGCACTCGTAGCCACTCGCCATGTATTTCCAGCATTGTCCGTAACCGACACAATTGTAATTGAGTCAGACTGATAGCCAAACCGAAGAACGGCCAGTTTTCCAGCAGCGATTGTGACGCCTGTAATCGTGTGCGTCGTTGCCGCTGCGTCGTCAGTCGTTCCTACAAGATGTTCGGTTACGGTCGCCATTAGGCAGTTTGGTAGAGAAGCTTGATCCCTGTGTAGGTGTAAACGGTTGTTGCGAGGCTCTGAGCCACACGAACTGAAATGCGGGTATTGGCCGCAATCTGCTTAGGCTCAGGAAATACGATGAAATTGCTTGGAACGTATCCAACGAGCGTGTCTCCTCGATAACTAGCCGGAACCTGGATAGCTAGAACCTCGCTTCCTGAACCTCCGGTAGCCAATTCAAAAAGAACCTCGTAGGTTGTGTCAGCAGCAGCCGCAGGCGTAGACCACATCCATGTAAACCCAGCGATGTAATACGTCGCCGTGATCGTGTTTACAGGAACAACTTCGGTATACGCAGAAAATGACCAAGCAGAACTGCCCGAGCTTGCCCTTGAAATACCTGCCGCCGCTGCCGGATACGACAGATAGCGGTTGGTTGTGGTGGTTGCTTGAAATTCCTTCGTTCGACTCAGAAGGTCTTTCGTTCGATCAAGGGCAAGCTCGCGCTCGATCTTTTCTTGCCACTCTTGAACTTCATTCGATGGTGGGACACCCGCCCGTCTTCCAGTTGACTTTCCGGTGAGCGGGTCAAGCAACAAGCCTTCCATTCCGCCCCCTTATGAAATCGTCAGTGTCCCTGTCATCGTCCAAGTGCCTGTCGTCTTCGTGCCAAGTGACTGAACCTTGCGATTCAGCATTGGAGCAGAGACAGTTGTGGCATTCGCTGTGCCGTTGTCAACTCCCCACTCCTGCCATGCAAAGTTTGCCTCACCTGTAAGGAAATCCGACCGCCAATCGACAGACTGATTTCCATTTGAACCAGGACGCTGAGGATACGACGCAACCTGCAACTTGAATTGCCGATGTGTTGCACCAGCAATTGCCTGAAGGTCGGTCTGTGTAGCCGCCTCAGCCGTGTTGGAATCACCAACACCGATTCGAGAGTGTGTGTTGTCGAAAACTGCCGTCGAAGCAGGAACGGCAATTAGGTTGTCTTCCATTCGCTGAATTCCAGCGTTAAGAAGAAGATTCCCGTTGATTTCAAGACATTCCTCTGGCTCACCAACGATCTTGCGAAGCCAGTCACTTGTAATTCCCTGACGAATTGGAATCATGATCGGACGGATTACTCCACCAATCAACTCGCATCCGTCCTGGATGTGATGCACACCCATCTTTTCAAGACGGCGTTCAGCAAACTCAACAGCATCCTGACTCCACTTTTCACATAGCCAGTCGAAATGCCAACGAGCCTCATCATGACTCTCTAGCTCGACACCTACAGAGCCATGATCCTTTGTTCTCATCGCATCAAGTCCAGATTTCATTTATCCTCCTCAATTGCCTTGTCCTTGAGGAGTTTTGAAATGTCCTCGTCAGTCTGACCAGCCTTTTCAAATTCCGCCTTGGTGATCTTGTCGCCAGGTTCCTTCCGAACAATTTCGCCAGTAGGAACACCAACAGTGATTCCAGGGTGGACTTCTCGATCCTCAAGGACTGGCAGACCTACAACCTCTTTCACGGTGTAAGTCATTTCAGTTTGTCCTTTCACCAATGGGCGGCAGGGCTAACCGTACCGCCCACTGTGTTTTCAGATGTGAGGAAATCACTACGGGAGAGTGATAACCTCGACGGACTCCTCAAGGGATGCGTAGATGCCACGCCGCGTCCTACCGACGATCTGCGTGTCGATGAGCCGCGACAGGTCAGGCCGATCTGCGTCGATGCGAAGATCGTGATGAACGAGTTCAAGCAGGGTGCGCTTGGGAGCGATTGCAAACACCTTACCTTGCGGAACGCCAGGGTAGACGTACTGCTCGGTTCCCATTTCAACCGTCGCACCGTCGTAGTAGATGATTGTGTCCACAGGGACGCGAGGAAGTGAATTCCCCTGAGCGTCTTTGACGGGCTGAAGCAAAGCCTCCTCGATCTGAAAACGATCAAGTTCAGAAGCAAGAAGCACAGTCCATGTTCGCTGCGGAACAGCATTGATCGCGTGCTTGTATGCACTCTGAAAAGTTCGCAGAGTTAGTTCTGCCTCAGAAGCACCAGCCGTCGTGTCAGCAGCCGTGTTGTTTGCTGCCGGATAGCTTGGTGTTCCGTTGGCGTCATGGTCGTAAAGGAAAATCGCAGACAGGTGAGCATGATTGAGGAAATAGTTGTAGGCGCGTCCGAAGCCCTGGTTTACAAGTTCGAACGACCAAGTGCTATCCCACTCCTCCATGTCCTCCGTCCACTCGAACCCTGCGGCCCAAGTGCGGAGTCTCGCCGTTGCGGGCACACCCTTCTGCAACGTTCCAAACTGAACCTCGCCACCTTCCAGCTTTTCAAAGAAGACGACGTTCGCCTGAATCGTGTTTTCACCGATATCCACAGACCGTCCTGGAAACGGGCCAGGAATTCGCCGGTAGATCGGCTCGTACAAGATCGGAACTTCAGCCTGTCCGAATGCAACATCGACACGCACCTTCTCGACCAAATCCATCAGGCCGTCTGAGGTCGAAATCATTTCGCCGACAGACTTTTTCAGAAGGATTTCATCCAACTCCATCTTGCCACGACGCTCGGCAAGGATTTCGTTGAAACTGAGAATTCTAGTCACGAGTTTTACCCTCCCTTCTTACAGATGAACAAGCTTGACAGTTGCGTATCCGCCTGAATTGCGAATACCTTCCACCTTCGCTACAGCAAGAACGGGGGTAGACCCGTCTGCGGGTGCCGCAATTGCAGAAAGGTCAGTCGAACCCTTCTTAAATCCAGCACCAGTTGTCCAGCCGAGGAAATCCCCACGTGCTGCTGCGGTAGCCGCTGGAACCTTTACACGCCAAAGGCTCTCGCAGACTTCCAGAGCAAACGCCCGGTCAACCTCGGTGGCGTCGATCTGATCCATTGCAAAACCCGTCCAACCGTCAATCCGGTAAAGCTCACCTTTTTCAATCAACTGAGCAGCCGGAGCAACAACGTCAATTGCTCGACCATCGGTGATCTTTCTACCCACTGAAAAACACCACCCTTCAATTACTGATTGTCGTTGGTGTCGTCGTCATCGGCATCAAGCTCGTCCTGACGCTTTTCAAGTGCTGCATCCACAGACTTCAGTTCCTTGCCGGATGCCTCGTACTCCTCCGCAACAGCGTCAAGTTCTTCCTGACTTGTTGCGGCCTTGATCTTCTCCGTGAAATCAGAAGCCTTCATTCCAGAAGCCCTCTGCTGACGGATGTGATCCCGAAGGTCATCAGCCTTCATTTCATCGAAGTCCTCAACACCATCAGGAAGGTCAAGGTCTTCGTCCTGCGCAACCTTGACAAGATCAGGCTTCTTCAAGCCGCTGAGGTTTTCAGCATTTCGACGTGCCTCTGCATCCACAGCCGCCTCATACGCAGAAGTGCCGTCCTCAAGAGGAAGCATCTTCTGCGCCTCGGTGTGTCCGACAGGCGAAGAATGAGGCACTGCGCCTAGTACGATTCGACCTTCCACATCCTCCTCCATTTCATTTCGAGCAGCAACCGCATCCTGATCGTCCATCGTGGCTGCGGGAAACTGCTTGGGATTTTCGACTGTTCCACTTGCAGGCGACATATTTCAGACTCCTCTCTACGCGAAAGTTCGCTTGCGCCGCGTGAAGTTTTCAGTCTCGGTCTTTGAACCCTCGGTGCGCTCGTCACCAGGAGCACTCTTGCCACCCAAGTGAGCACCGCCACGACCTTCGACCCTTTCACGTCCACCATCGCCGCCCATTTCACCGATGACGGCCTTGATATCCTCGTCGGCCTCAACCTTGGCGCTGAAATCCTCCTCGATCTTGGTCTTGAGGGCATCGTTAAGCTCCTGCCCGTCGTACTCGGTATGCATTTCACCGATCATTCGGTTGACAATGCGCTGGCCCTTCTCGTCCTTGACCTTCTTCGCAACCAAGGTCTTGATGAAATCCTTCACATCCTTGGTCGCTGTCTCCTCGATCTGAGCAAGCAACTTCTGAAGCTTTTCAATCGGGTTCTCACCGTCGGTCAGCTTCATCAGTTCTTTGATCTTGGCGAAGATTTCAAGCTCAGGCTTGGCAGCGTCAACAGCCGCCTCCATTTCACCAACCCTCTCCGTCAGTGGCTCCGTTGCCTGACGCTCGATTTCCTTGACGAGCAGCGGCGCATGAGTCCGAAGCTCGTTTTCATCGAGAGCCGCAATATCCTTTGGCTCCACAGTAGTTCCTCCTCTCGATTTCTGTTCGCCGGTAAGTGCAGCAATTCGTGATTTCATTCCCGACCGGCCTTTGCGGGCGAAATCAATTGTCTCCAACTCGAAATCGACTACTTCATAACCTCCCTTTACGGGTCGAAGGGTCGTATCGCCAAACCAACTAACTCCATCAATAGCTTCGTTTTCAAGAAGAACCCTAGCGCGAGCGCCAGGAAGAACGTAGCCCTTGAAACGCGCAACTACTTTGTTGCCCTGTCGTGTGCTGACTCCACCGAGCCATACAACCTGTGGGTCTGGAAAATCAGTCTCGTAGGACTTGTCCTTGAGCAATGGATGCCCAAGAACACCCACAGGCTTTTTCTTGTTGACCTGTTGGACAGCTTTTTCAACAATTGACGGTGGCCAATTGCGCTTAGAACCTGACCAACCTGACTCAACTTCAGCGATTACAAACATCGCTTCAGGATCACGCTCTTTGATCTTTGCAATCTTGGCCGCTTCCACTGGAACGTCAAGCGTGAGCGTATCGAGCGCACCCATTTCAGCAATACGGGCACTGAAGCTGTCTTCAGAGACAAGCTCGTGGATTTCAGTTTGTTCAGTAAGAGCAGGCATTACTTCACCGCCTCTTAAGACTCCGGTTGGTTGAGCGATTTCGAACACCCTTCCGACCAACCGGAGTAGCGTTCTTGGGAGCACGCATGACCGTTGGGGATGGTGCATCGTTCACATTCGGAACGTCCGGGTGATTTGTAAATCCAAGAATCGCGTTTGGGTCAGTCTTGGGGTCAGCAGGGTCACGCTTCATCAATCGTCTAACTGAAAACCGACCAGCCTTGTTCTTGGAAACGCTACCGCCACCAGGAATGAACCTTTTGAAACCGGGACGGCCAACTGCTTTAGCCGCGTTACCCGATAGAATTCGAGCCATGAAATCCTCCTATCTTGTCGCCCGTGGGCCGACATGCTTGGTACGCCGATTTTTGCCACTCAGGTTCTTCATGCTCTTTCTGAAACTAAGAGCACGCATCTTCGACGTTTTCAGAACCCTCATACGTCCTCCTAACTGTAGAACTTTGAAATCATGTCGTCACGCCACATTGCAAGCAGGTGCGCGTAACCCGTCAGGCCGTCAGCCATTTGCAGCGGATCACTGTCGTCGTATGTCGGATGCAGATGATCCCTGAGCAGGTTGTGATGCGCTGAAAAGTAGGAATACAGATCGGGGCCAGAAACTACATCACCTGGGTTTTCAGAAACAAGCTGGTCGATCAGTGTGATCAGAATGAGCAGATTAGGTTGTGACCATGTATTCAAGTCACCCCAAGGTGGATGCGGAATGATGCACTTTTTTCCATTTGCGACACAGTAGTCGATTACGGATTGCATACTCGTCTTGAAAGCCTGTGCGTAGTTTGAATTAATCCCATTTGGAATCACACCAGGGTCGTTCAGGTCGATGTTCGCAAGGTTGGCGTCATTTGTGCCGATGTTCAGGGTCACGTACTTGCACGGAACCGAACCAATATAGGTCACTTTGTTGGAATCCAAGTCTGCTGCTGCTGCCCCTGGAATACCGCCGTCGATTACAACAGGCGCTACTCGTCCAGTCATTTCTTGAATGATGTTTTCAATCGGCCCAATGCTTCCAGCGCTAGTCCAGATTGAATTACCAGGACGACGAGCGCTGAATGCTTCCCATGTAATCGAATCTCCATAGAAGAAGAATGAATCATCACTGCTATTGCGAGCATCGCGCAATTCAAATTGAATTTGAATACTGTCATTGACACCACCGACACCGCTCGCCGCCGTGAAATACAAACGGAACCAGTTGTAACCACTCAAATCCAATCCTGCATGAATTCTTTGGTTATAGCGATTGTTGGTCACGGTCGCCAGGTCAACCCAACCTGCATCACCAACGGCAGGCTGAGCACCGGCGCTCGCGTGAGCCTGAATCTTGTAATTGCGCGGAAGTGCTGTAAAAGGTGACGCTGGATCAGGGCCAAGAGTGGCCGTCGCGTCGTAGTAGTGATAGTGCCAATTTTTCCAGACGAGCCACAGGTTCGATTTCACCGCTGGATCAACACCGCGCAGATCAAGCACATACCACTCGGCTGATCCGTCATTGGGCGTGAAAACTGAATCCCAGGTCGTGCCATAGTCGTCATCAATCGCATTGGCCTCAGCATTTGGGCCACCGAATGATCCGCCCTGACTAGATGAAAATGGCAGACCCCTACTTATCACAGGGAATTCAGGAAGTTGAAAATCTAAGGCTGCGGCCAGTATGGGTGCAATACCACCGATCCTCCATGCCTGACGTGGTTTTCTGATTCCAATGACGCCTGACGCTCTCCGTGCCCTTCTAACGACACGAGAGTTGCCGCCAAGCCTCACCAGCTTTCCAGCTTGTCTAGCCACTCAAAACGCCTCCTATCGCCTTCTGCGCACCCGCGCTCGTATGGTCGCTGCACCAATGCGTGATGGATTCCTCATTCTGCGTCTTGTTGTGCCGAACACATTACGTTGAAATCGCTTTCGCATTCTGATCTTGCGTGGTCTACCTGTTTTCATTTATTCGCCCTGACCCGAATCACTGCCCTTGACTGACTGTGGAGACACAACCGGAGCAACAACATTGTTCTTGGCAGCGGCTGCTTCTTCTGGCCCTGGCTGCATTGCTGGAAGGTGTTTGCGCAACGTTTCACGCATCGTGTTGTCTGAAATCACCTGACCTGTTCGTGCAACTTCCAGGCTCATAACGTCCTGCTGCAACGCTTGAGCATTGGCTACTGCCTGCTGTGGATCAACATCACCCCAAGTGAAATTGGCACTCACCGGAGGGAACCCATTCACAAACAAAGCCATTTTGCAAATTGCCTGAATATCACGCATGAAATTAATGCGCTTGCGTGTCATCTTCTTTGAGAAAGGCAGCATTTCATCACTGTCTTTGTCGCTAGCATTCATCAAAATGCTCTTGGGTGTTTCAGATGTAACAGCGATGCACTCAAGCAGGAAGTCGAGAAGTGTCTTGGAATCACCAAGGATTGATTTTGCTTCAAGAAAGCCAACATCCTCATCCGGTTCCAGGAAGAAGATTTCAGTTCCTTTCCAAGAGATATTGCCACTGAACGTGCCAATGATCGGTTCACCGTTTTCATCACGCTCGAAAGCATCAGGGAAATTGTTCAAGAGAAACGTTTCGATTTCGTGAATTTTGAATTTAGCTTTCGGGATGGAATGATGTTTGTGAGCCGTGAGGCTTTGGGTGAGAACATCATGGAACGCAAGAATGAACGGCGTTGGATTTTCAAGATCGCTCTGCCCATCCTCCATCGCCGAGTCGTATTCGTTGAAAACTTCATGGAGTGGGACGAACCCCCAATCGTTACTGGCTGCAAGGTCATCCCGCCACGTGCCCTCAGTCTGATCGAAATACCTGAATTCTTCAGGCGTGATTTCTTCAACAATCGTGTGTTCCACGACTGAAGGCATTCTAAGCGAATTTTCAGTTGAAAAATCACTAATTGCTTCATCAATCTGTTGGACAGTGTATGTAACGTAAGCTCGGTCAATTTCATTTTTGTTTATCGGGTTGTAGTAGACCTGAACATTTTCGGGCGGAATGATTTCAAGATAACCAAGTGCCCACTCCGTCGATTCGACAAGTGGATTGTCAGGACGCTCTCGTCTGTAGCGAATAACTGTTTTCGAATCCCTGCAAGCGTCACGAATCATCTGAAGAATTTCACGACCCCAACGTTCATGAATAGCTTTGTTCAAAAAATCGTCCATTTCAGGATCGCCAGTCGCTGCGTCCGGCAGATCAATGAAATCCACTGTCGCATTGATGATTCTTCGTGAAAACGCTGCAAGACTAGATGACGTATCTGAATTCGCGTAGAGAGTGCGCGTCTTTGCGTATGAGACTGAACCGCGCTCGTATGCAACCTGACCAGGCCAGAATGAAGTACGAAAACCTCGAAATCCCGAACGAATGCCGAGATTCCAGTTTGAAATCATTTCTCCTGTTTTGCGCCGTATCTTTCCAGTGTTTGCTAAACGCTGAGGTTCTGCAAGAGAAAACTGCGGCATTTCAAATTCTTGCAGCTTTGGCTTCGGGCGTACTCTATCCAGAAGGTTCACTTTCAACCTTTCCCTCGGATTGCGTCAACAGGCTTTTCAAGCCTTCCTCAAATGCGTCACGTAGTTGTGCAGCCCGTTCTTGAATCTCAGGATCGGCGCTTCGCAATTGGTCGAACAGTTCCTTTTCATTTTCAGGCTGTGGATCACCGTCAAACTTGTTTGTCTGCTCGCTGCGTGAAGTCTTCGGCATTTCTGTGCGATCCAGAATTTCAGAAGCAGCCTTGAGAATTTCTGTGTTGTTGTCGGACGTTCGCATCACATGAACGATTGCCATTACAGCCTCGATCATGTAAACGCGCATCAAGTCCTGAGCAGCCTTTGGCAAACCAGTGCGCAATTTTGAAATGCGCTCTTGAATCTTCTCGTCCTTCGTAATCTCACTGATCTGGCCTTTTGCAATTCCAGTGACTAGGCCGATCTGAAGATTTGAATATCCGACAACCTTCAGCGGCACAACAATGTCCTTGATGGTCGCAAGTTCATCAGGTGTCAGTTTGCGCCGCTTTGTCGTTTTCTTGTACGTCCTGCGCGCCTGTCTGTTTGCTTTTTCAACCAACTCAGAACGCTTTTCAGGTGTGAGTTTCTTAGGCAACGAGAGCACCTGCTTCCTCAGTGGCCTTCCTGACATTTGCAGGAATGCGCAATCGCGGAGCCTTGTAACTTGCGATCAGCGCAAACATATCTGCGTGATGCCAATGGTCGGGATTCTTGTTTTTGATCCAACGAGCAACGATGCGTCCACGAGCGTCTTCCTCCTCGACCCGCACCATCTGAATCATGTGGTGATACAGACCGTTGTAATCTCGACGCGGCATTGGCTCGCCAAGTTCACGAGCGTTAGCTGGAAGAACGTAATTTCCGTTGATGATTCGATGAATTAGCTCATCGAACGCCATTGTCCGGTCGATGATTACCGACGACGGCTCACGGTGTTTTACCTTGTCCCACTTTGCAATTTCATCTGTCTCGGGACGATCCTTTTCGAAGCCGAGCCAGAAACGTCCTGGGTATTTCAACGATAGTGCCCTCGCGCCTCTCTTATCGGGGTGTGCGTCACAAACCATCGTCCAAGTTGAAATTTTTGTGAGAAGCTTGTCCTCAAGCTGTGACCAAGCCGAGTAACCAGGACGATCCACGAAGCGCCAACAACCCCACTCGACCAACTTGCCTTCACGCGTCAGGTACTTGGCACGAACGTAAATATCGTCGTGGCCAATGTCACCACCAAGAAAGATCGGCCCAGGAGGAATTCCGCCCAGCGAAATAGCTTGGCGGCACTTGTCAAGCATGTCAACAGTAATTTGATTGCCAGCCGCTGTATATGGCTCGCCTCTCGCCTGATTGAAATGCGACTTGAGAACCTTCACATCAGTTTGTCCTCGGAAGAATCCCTCCATAATGTCAGCAATGCCGACAGTCGGAGAATTCAACTGATTGATGTGATAACCCCTGAAATTTCCTTCAAGGTTGTGAGGAACCCAGCGACCTTGTTGATTCAGTCCTGGTCGCTCACTATCCTTGAATTCCCGAGAACAGTGTTCACACTCGATGCGACAGTCAAGCTCATTGTCGCCGATGCGCACATGATCATTGAAGTTCAACGCTTGAAATCTTCCGCAACCTGGACATGGGATTTCCCACAGGTGCATGTCCGACGAATGCCACATATCCTCGGCATCTACACCATGCCCAGGTACCGAGGGCGTAGATAGATAGGTGAGCTTTTTCACTGGCGACCCATCGACACGATGTTTCGCGTCCTCAAGGAAATCGGTCGTCATTCGGTCAAGCTCATCGAAGATGATGCAATCAGTCGGAGTCTCTTGCATTTCAGACTCGACATTCACACCGCGGATCAACAATGAAATGTCATCAGTGGTCTGCTTATGCAATCGGTTGTCCACCGAAGCGAAGTGAGCACGAAGAATCGGGTTGGAGTCGATGATCGGGTCAACTCGCTTTTGCACAAATGGAATGGCACCTTGCTTGAGTGGCAGCAGATAGAGATGATGCCACCGTCGAACTACGATCCTTTGAAAAGCCACAATCAAAAATGAAATTGTGAAGGCCGTCTGTGCAGCCTTTTTCACAACGATCTTCTGGCTGGTGTCACGCATGACCTGAGTGATGTATTCACGCCCCTGAATGGTAAAGGGACGCCCATCCACCCTTAACTTCAGATCAGATGCCCAAGCATCCGGCCTCGACAGGTGCCGAATGTCATTTGAATTCCCGCTCACGATGAAGGAAACCCCTGGAAATGCACGTGTTTTACTGGCCCTCTCTATTAGCTGAAATTACAGGCCAGTATTGTACCCTGAAAAGGTGATTTCCAACTACAGACAAACGAAAGGCCGGGGGTTAACCCGGCCTTCCGCTGCTACCCCGAAGCCAACCGATCTGAGAAAGGTCAGCGCACCGAGGATACCCGCCCGTCAAAAGTCGTCAAGCGCTTGCTCACCGAACCTTGGCCTCCCATCAGACAGCCACCACCAACTAGCAGGCCACAAGTCCATGGGGATCGGTTTGTCTAGGTTTTTCAATTCCTCCTCAGTAAATCCTCTGATTGGTCGCTCTGCTCGTTTCTGTTCTATCTGAAATTCAAGCTCTTTTTCATCCATCGAGTTTGAAAGGTTGTCGGATCAAGTCTGTAAGCGCGTAAGCAAGTTGGTCGATTCCAAGCTCCATACCTGCGCGGAATGTCTCTGTGGCCTGCCCTTTCGACATATACGCCAGTTCAGCCTGAAACACGTCATCGACAAAATGCCATGCCATTTCAAAATGAAGATGAAGAAGCTCATGCAGAAGCGTTTGTTTGCGAAGATCGTCAGGACAGATTTCATCATCAAAAAACTGGTCGCCTAATTGCAATGCTGCAACTCTCATTCTGCGATTAGTGTGAACACGAGCCGTAACATCACCGTCAGGTGGATCGTCGTGGAGAGGCACAAGCCAATCGGTCAAGCGAAGCTCCTCCTGCAAAAACCAAATGTAATCTTCAAGACGCTTTCGTCGCGCATTTGAAATACGCTTACCTTTTCTTGCGAGAGCGTCCTTTACGCTTTTTCTTTTTGACCCGCGTTGGGAGTTTTCCTTTGTTGTTGAAGTGGTGCCGCTTGGCCCACGCCTTACCGAACCGGGCATAGATGAACGCTCTCTGTTTCTGAGATTTGGCTGGCATTGAATTTCATTCCTTCCGACCGCCCAATTTAGCTCCTTTGTGGTATGTCGAATTGATTTTCTGACGCAGAGTGGTGCCGGTTCCTTGCTCCTCGGCTTTTTCACGCCAGATTCGATCACCCTCCTCAGCGCCGTATTGCTGCATCATGCGTCTTCGGGCTTTCTGAGCACCCTTACTCAGATTGCGGATTTTGAAATCGTACTTAGTCATTCTTCATTCGTTCTTTGAGCTTTTCATTTCTTTCTCTGACTTGACGAGCTACCCTACGAGCGTCATATCCAGGTTCATTCCTCTCTCGCCCAGGTTCTTCAATTTCATGT